GATATTCTAAACATATTAGACAACGGCACACCTTCACAGGTTAAGACTCTGTTTGTCTTTAGTAGAAATGACGATAGTGATTTAATCCGAAAGAAGTTCTCCTATTGGGCGAGATATTTCTTCCCCAAGTTCTTCGAAAGTCCTGACGCACCATTTCACAGAGATATGGATTCAAGAAACATTGAGGTCTACAAGACAGGTGGATCGTTTCTTAACATATCATTTAGAAATTCGGCAAAAACCACCCGCACAAAACTATTCGTAGCTTATTGTATCGCCAACGATTCAGATCATTACAGGAAGTATTTTAAGATTCTCTCTAAAGAGCTAAACAACGCCAAACAAATCACGACAGATGTCTACAATATGCTTATTTCTCAAAGAGTTAAGGCACTATACCCCGAAGTGTTTCAAAAGACAGAAAAGTTAAGGGAAGAGACAATGGCTTCATTTACAACGGCTACAGGCGTCAAAATGACCGCAGACACAGTAGGCACAGACCAAAGAGGAGACATACAAGACGAATCAAGACCTGACTTTCTATGGTATGAGGACTTTGAAACCCGATTATCCCTGATGTCAGCCACTACGACTCATAAGATATGGGAGAATATGGAAGAAGCCAAGACAGGTTTAGCAAAGGACGGAGGAGTTGTTTATACTTGTAACTATTTATCCGAACGAGGAAATGTCCACAAATTAGTAGAGAAGATTGATAATAAAATAGTTGTCCCTATTGAGAGAGAGGGAGAACCGACTTGGGCAAGATATTCTAAAGACGATATTCAAAAGATTAAAAAAGATGTTGATGACTACGCTGGAGAGTACCTGTGTCAGCCGTCAGCTTCTAAAGATGTTTACTTCGACAGAGTTTCAGTAGACAGACAAATCCCGAAACCTGTTATTGAAGAACTTACTGGACTCAAGATATTCAGAAAATATAACCCTATGAACCGATATGTATCAGGACACGATGTCGGAGGTGGGGTGGGATTAGATAGTTCGACTTCAGTATTTTTAGATTTAGATTGTGTCCCTATTCAAGTTATTGCGACCTATAAGAACAACGAAATCAAACCAGATGTCTTTGCTCACGAGATAGTAAGAGAAGCTAAAAGGTTTGGAGAGAATTATGTGGCGGTAGAGAAAAACTACGGTTCAACTTTAGATATATTAAAAACAATCTATCCTACCTCGAAGATACACAAAACCCAAAGAAGTAGTGAAAAGATAAAGTTCGTAAATGCGGTAGAGTATGGGTGGGAAACTAATGGAGCATCTAAAAGCTCGATGTTATCTGATTTCTGTAAAGCATTAGAAGACGGACTAATTGAATTAAATGACCCCGATCTAATCGCTGAGGTGAGAGGATATACCCTAAACGATTTAATGGACAAAGACGAAGACCCACGAATAACCACAAGACATTTTGATATGTTAATGGCGTGTTGTATAGCTTATGCCGTAAGGGCGTTTGTTAAAAAGCCACCAGTAGAAGAAGATTATTACCCATTCAAGAGTCCGAGCAACTGGCAACCAATTAAGCAAAATCCAGCCCGATGATAAATAGAATTCCTCTAACAAAAGCTCAAATAACAGTAATAGAACAAATAGAGAAAGTATTTTGTATCAAGAATGGTTTTATTTCGTTTCATTATGATAGTAATGGCGTGATTTGCGAGTTCGATGTAAAACAGAAAGAAAGAGTAACACAGGTCGATAGGGACTTGCTATTGTGTTCGTAATATGATAAGATAGGGACAATAAAATAAGGGTGATTTAATTCCAGCCCAAATCTAAACAATAGACGGGTATTCACAAGAGAGCAATCTCTGACGAATATCTGTTTTTTTTATGACAAAAATTAAGAAACAAATAAAAGTAGAAGTCAAACCGAAGAAAGAAATCAAGACCGATAAGTTTACGGTCTATTTGAATATTGACGGCAAAGAGTTCACCGCAGAAGTGGACAACATAATTGACGCTCTCACAACACTAACCGCAGAAACTTTGCCACGGGTAAAGTGTAATGCACAAATCACAACAACTAAGGGTTCTTTGAAATCACAATATGGTTTTAATCCAAGAACATTTAAGCGTTTATTAGTCAACAAAGTCCTAAGAGAAATCGTTTCGAAAAAATTAACCCAAATGTTAAAATGACAAGTGTATTCGACTATCTCGTAAAGGAAGAAACAAATTACCAAACACTACCAGTAGAAATAATTGATTCGTATGACTGGAATATGTTTCGCCATATTAAACTTTCAGTCCTTTATATAAACGGACAATTTGAAACAGGCAAGACAGACGACAAACCTTTTAAGAATATAATTCTACCGATAATTAACCTACAACACAGAGCCACAGGATTTGACGTAAAGGATATTGTGTTATTTGTTAATTCTATTAAGAACTCTTTTAAATCATTCTTAGTTAAAAAGTATCACGACATCTGGGCAAGACAAAACAACATCGATACCTTTATTGACAATATGGTTGAATCGTATGTTAATTTTGGTGGAGCATTAGTTAAGAAAACAAACAAAGCAGTTCCTGAAGTAACACCATTACAGAGATTAGCGTTCTGTGATCAAACAGATATTCTCTCTGGTCCGATATGCGAGAAGCATTTCTATTCAGTCGACCAATTACTCGAACAGAAAAAGAATGGTTGGAAGAATCTTGAAGAAGTCATTACTTTATCAAGAGATGAAAAACTCTCCGACACAGGCAATAGACAAAAGAAAACACCAAGTAAGTATATTAAGGTCTACGAACTACACGGAGTATTACCAACAGCTTGGCTTAACAACGAAGATTCAAACGAAGACGAAGATGAATACACCAGACAACTACAGGTTATAGTTTTAAGACCTGGAAGTAAGCAAGATGAGTATAATGGATTTGTTTTATACAGCGGTAAAGAGGCAGAAAATCCATATAAGTTAATCAAACGAGATGAAATCTATGGCAGAGCATTAGGCAGAGGCGGAGTAGAAGAACTATTTGAACCTCAAGTATGGACTAACTATGACGGCATTAGAATCAAGGAAATGTTAGACATCGCTGCTAATACGATTTTTACCTCAACCGATTCAGCTATCGCTCGAAGAAACAAGAACATAGGCAATCTGGCTAAAGGAACTATTTTAGAGATTGAAGACGGCAAGACATTTGCTCAGGTCAATACTTACCCGACCAATATAGCGATTTTTGAGAAAAATATGAATGAACAGTTGGCACACGCACAAATGGTTGGAGCTGCTAATGATACGCTAATGGGAAAATCACCAACAGCAGGAACGCCATTCAAACTTCAAGAACTCGTAACAGTTGAAGGACATTCCCTACACGAATATCGTAAAGGCAAATTAGCAACATTTTTGGGAGAAGTTTACAGAGATTGGATTATCCCATATATCAGTAAAGAGGTAGTTAAGGGACAAGAATTCTTGGCAGACCTTGATTATGATGAAATTCAGGGAATTATTGATAATGTCACTACTAACGAAGCCAACAGTCAGAATTTAGAAAGAGTTTTGAACGGAGAAGATATTATCCCCAATGAAACTTTAATAGCCGATCTCAAAGAAGAGTTCTCAAAGACCAATAGAAAACCCGTTGAAATTCTAAAAGACGAAATGAAAGATGCCCCAATAGACGTAGAAGTTAGCATTGTAGGAAAACAGAAGAACCTTGAATTGATAACCGACAAACTAACTAACATCTTCAGAATGGTTATCGCTAATCCACAGGGATTTCAACAGATTATGAATATCCCAGGAATGGCCAAGACTTGGAACGAGATATTAGAGTTCTCTGGATTAAGCCCTATAAATTATTATCAGAAGCCACAAGAGCAGATGCCTCAACAACTACCACAAGGACAACAAATGGGACAACAGGGGCAACAGATGCCACAAACGGTCGATACAAATCAACCCGTAACACAACAATAATATGAATGACACATTCGACAAATTTCTAAGTGATGAAGAAAAGGATTTAATAGCTTCTTTTTACGCTAACGAAAAACAGAGAGAAGCCGTAAAGAAGATTCTTTTATTCGGAGTTTATTACAACGGAATACTAAAGAAAGGCGAAGAGGCAAATCCTCTAATGAATTGGGCGTTATCTCTTGCGATGGGTAAGGGTGATGTATCTAACGAGGAATTAGGAGCTGATTTAAGAGCTTCAGCAGAAGGCATAAGAGCAATAGAAAATGCCTATTTACAATTAAAATCATTTCTGAAAGAGGAGGAAATTCCAAAAAAGGATAATCCCGCGAGATGATTAAGAGTATTTAAAAGGTCGAACGGAGTTATACTTCTCCTCAAAAAGTAATGAGATATACCCCTCTAAAAGGTAACTATGAGTTATAGTTCTCATTTATTAAAAATTAAACTTTATCATTATGTTAAATGAACAAGGAGAAGTTATCGAATCTTTTGAAGAACCGATTGAAGAAATCGTTGAAACTAAAGATGAATACGATAACGACACAACCGATTGGAAAGCGATTGCTTTGAAAAATCAAGGTATCGCCAAAAGGTACAAGACCAAATTGTCTAAAAGCAAAGAGGTCAAAGAACCCGAACCAGTTAAAGAAGTTTCGAAAGCAAAGGAAGAATTCGATTATGCGGAGAAAGCCTATCTGAAAGCCAGCGGAGTTCAAAACAATGAATTCCCTATGGTATTAGAAGCAATCTCAACCACTGGAAAGACACTTGAGCAAGTATTGGACTCTAAATACTTCCAGGCCGAGCTTAAAGAGACAAGAGAATTAGAAGCCACGAAGAATGCTATCCCAGACGGGACTAAGCGTTCAAGTGCTTCAGCAAAGGACAGCGTGGAGTATTGGATTGCTAAGGGTGAATTACCTCCAGCAGACCAAAGAGAACTCCGAACGAAGGTTGTCAATGCGAGGATTAGTTCTGAAAAGGACAAATCTACATTCTCTGATAACCCAGTAGTTTAGTATAGTTGATAGTTGCGATTAGTTGCGAACTAATAACTAACAATTATCAAAATGAGTTTAGTAACAAACGTACTAATTTACCCAGAAGAGTGGAGTATAAAACTTCAAGAACGACTTTCCTCACCAACAATTTGGAAAGATATTTGTAGAGTTGAATACACTGACTCAAAGGTATTGTATAACCCGTATTTGACAGACGCTACCGTTCAAACAGGAACAAGGGGTTCTGCCTATACGATGCAAGCAGTCACCGAAACCGTTGAAAGTGTTACGATTGATACATTTAGGATTTTGGCTCAGTTTATTGATAGAGCAGATTTAGCTCAATCAACCTATATGAGACAAATGGAACTCGCTGACACACAGGGTGTTCTCATAAATGAAGCAATCGCATCTGCTGTATTCGCTAACTATGGTTCAGCGACAGCATTCGACCAAGACACTGTAAACAATACTTCAGGAACAGAAGGTTCAGCTATAACTGTTACAAGTTCTAACGTTGATGACATCATTCTCGCTATGAAGAGAGAAATCCGAGAAGCGAATGGTGAATCATTGATGAATAGATTTGGAGCATTTATCGTTTGGAGACCAGCCGACTTTGAAAAACTTGAGAGCTTTATGATGGCCAATGGCTTCGTAACAGCTGATACAGCTTTAAGAGGTGGAGCAGGACAAGGAGTGACCTATATGGGAGTAACCCATTATTCGTCTAATCTTTTGACCGCTGGACACTTAATCGCTGGAGTCAAGAACACCTATCACTTGGGTATCTGTAAGTCTACTTACGGACAAGTAATGGTTGACGAAAAAGACCCTGGAACAACTTCTGGCGTCTCAGTAGTCAGCAGAGTTGACTATAAACCGATGATTTGGTTTAAGACAAAACCTGTCTTATTTGACATACAAGTCGCCTAATCAGAGGATTCGTAACCCTTTACGGGGTTACGGGAGTAAGGAATTGTGATCGCAACCGTTTCCTTATTCCTATAACCCCATAAACATATGATGACATTCGCAAACATAACAAATAAAATAAACAGAATCCTCAAAACAAACGAGAGTTCTTATCCTATTGCCGACAAAGTAGTAGACATAAATTTGGCGATAGATAAGGTATTCGCTACTATCTTCAGGGTAGGAGGAACTTGGCAGTTTGATGATTCTAATCACGTAGACTACCCAGAGATTACGACCGACCTAAACTCTGGACAAAGAGATTATTCTTTCACCTTAGACGAGCAAGGTAACCTTATTTTAGACATTTACAGAGTTTTCGTTAAGGGAACTTCTGTATTCGAAGAAGTTTATCCAATAGATGTTCAATCTGGCGGAAACACTGAGAGTTTAACCGATGGTCTAAACACAGGCGGAACTCCTTATAGATACGATAAAACAGCTAATGGAATCTTTTTAGACCCTATCCCAAATTACGACTCAACTGGAGGACTAAAAATAATGTATTCAAGAGAGGGTTCGTATTTCACAGTCGCAGACACCACAAAGACACCAGGATTTGCTGGACTATTCCACGAATATTTAGTTTTAAGACCCGCCTATGAATACGCTTATGCTAATAGTTTACCTAATATGAACGCCCTTAAGTTAGAAATGCTAACTATGGAACAAGATTTAACAAAATACTACGCCCAACGAGAGAGAGATGTCGTGAATACTCTCGGTAATAGAGGAATTAACTTTAGATAA